ATGATTCAAGTATTATCCAAGGAAGAAATGATGAACTTCTTCCAGACACATTCGCGCTATCAAATTGCACAAGCCACAGGCATATCAGAGCAAACCTTGGCAAACTATGTCAAAGGTCGAACTGACATTGGCGGCATGTCTTTTGATAAAGCAATAAAAATAACAGAATACTACAATAGTTTGCATGGAAAGAAATATGGTTACAGAGACCCTAAAAAATAGGGTCTTTTTTGTGTCCGCAAAAACGGAAATTTTGGGAAATGTCCGTGATAAAGGCAAGTATTTTGCTATCGAATTTTGAAAAAACGCTATTTTTTTGAAATTCGGGCAACAAAAAAAGCCCAGCAGACCGCTGGGTTAAAATCAAATAGGCTCTTTTGTAAGTTTATAGCGTGTGCCGTTGATTGTGACTTCAATACCTTCAATTGCTACTTCTATCTTATCAGTCTTAGCGACATCTGTGACAGTCTGTTGGTCGTACTTAGCAAGCGACCCGTTTTCCGACTCAATAGCTTTCAGACGACTTGAAGCTCCGACAATATAGCTATCAAAACCACTGGCAGCGTAGTCATAGACTGCACCACCAACCTTAAACATTCCCTTCACGGCTTCAGAGAATGTCTTGGCTCCGCTGACCTTGTAAGAACCGCCTGAACGTAGCAGGTAGAACCAATCTGTAAGAAAGTCATCTACAGAGGCATAGTGCATATAGTGACCACCTTCGTTTGATGGACGGGCAGAACCTTGTGTGACTGTAACACCGCTTGGACGGTTGCCTTGACCTGCCCAGGTCATACCGCCCCAGTTGTTGTCAGCCTTGCCTACGGCTGAAGTTCCCCAAAGGCCTTCATAGTGCAGAATGGTCAAAGCATAGCTTGGAAGGATATCATGTTTCTTACAGTTAGCAAGAATCTTATCTAGCACAGCTTTCTTCAGGACGGCACCGTTGAAAGAGAGGTCACCGTCTTCTTTAGTGATTTTGGTATCTGTCGCTTTACCAGTTACCCCAGTTTCCTCTGTCTTAGGTTCGGTGGAGGAATTTACCACCTCACTTTTTGGAGCGTCTGAGGGCGTTTTAGGGGTATTTCCTGATGTGCTACCTTTCAGGATTTCAGTTACACGTTTTTGGACTGCATCATAGTCATGACCAAGGGATTTTTTACGGTCTTCACCATTGCCATGTTTCCCCTGAATCACTTCTTGAGCCAGTTGGTCAATAGTCTTTTGATTAGTCGTAGCTTTGCCATTGATGACTGCCATGACAGCCTCATATTGATTACCAAGACTTGCTTTGCGGACATCTCCGTTACCATGTACCCCAGCCAAAGTCTCCTTAACAAGCTGATCCAGTGATTTGTTGGAGGGGCTGGGTTGATTTGGGCGATATAGATAGTAATACATACCGCGAGATACTTTATTGTAATCATCAATAGTAATACCATTGCGTTTAAAATTACAATGGATAATGTTGACATTATCTACAAATATCCCAGTGTGTCCACCTTCACCGCTGGAATAACCACGTTTACCCCAAATAAAAACATCATGTCTTTGAGCGTTAAATGGTTTATTTTCAGCAACCAAAACATATCCGTTACGTATCAACCAGTCATGCATATACTCAGTGTTAACCGCCCAACCTGCAGAAATTGCACCACCCGCCATTAGCGCATAATATACAGCGCTAGAGCAGTCATAACTATTCGGACCGTTACGATAGTCCATTGAGTAAGAGACTTTGCCGACACGGTCGCTCATCCAACGAATGGATGTTTCAAGATTGATTGTCATCTAATACCTCCAAAATTGGTACAAGTAGAAATGCAATTGGCGCCAAAATAATCAGCGCCAACACACAAAATGTTGTCTTTAATATCCTCATCGTTCGTCTGCCTTTGGCTCGTAATAGTCAAGAGCCTGCTTGCTATCTGATACTCCCGCAGTCGTCGGGTCATTGATGATACCGACAACAGTCAAGATAGACATAATCGTCGCAAAGGTTGATTCCCAATTCTCAGGGACCCAATTAAAGCCCAGTTGTTGAGACAAAAGTACCAATAACGGTACTAGTGTCCACCAAAATGTTTTATTGCGTAAACGTACACCCCAGTTAATTTTCATGAATGTTACCCCTCTTTCATAATGACGCGTTTTAGCTCTCGAATATCTTCTCCCATGCTTTTGACCTGCTCCGCAAGGACCAAGATTGCCTTGTTTTGCTCATCGTGACTATCCAGTCGACGATTAGCACTTTCCTTGAATTCTTTGAGATTTTCAATATCCTTCTCTAATACAGTAATACGATTCTCTTGCTTTGTAATTTTGGCTGAGAAATTGGTCCACAATCCAACGACTGTAGACACAAATCCAACCAACGCATATACATGTTCTGGTCTGATATGCATAGATTACCCCTCCCCAAGTAGTTCGGCCAAAAGTTCTTCGTCCTCAACCATTCGTGCAAGTTGAGCTTTAATTTTGTTTTTGATAATATCCGAGAATACCAAATCCTTAAATTTGATACGTCCTTCGAAAATTTCCATTGCGTAAAGTTTGATCATCATGTCAAGTCTCCAATCTTTATTTTTAAATAGTTTCCAAGGCCTCTTCGTCATTTTCATCATCAAAAAGACCAGTTTGCAATAAATCTTCATCTGTGAGTAAACCCTTCCCATACAAGGTCATAACGATTTGTAAGAATGCGGCACGAGATGATGCAGACATCACTACTTGCGCTTTCATTTTTTCTAAATTCGTTGCAGCTTCTTCGGTAATATCGTCAATCTTAGCAAAACGTTTACCGATTTCATTGAATTTCTCGTCTTCTGCTCTGTTCGGGAAATTTTCTTGATAGATTTTCTCAAGCGATAACTCAAATAGTTCAGCATCCGACTTATCAATAGCTTCTTTATCGAAATAGATGGGATACATAGCCCCCTCATCATTGATAAGTAATACTCTAGTTTTCGGATGTTCACCTTGCGTATATTCCAACGATTTGTTTCCAAATTTTAACCTCATAACTATTCCTTTCTAACTTGGATATGGGTCATTAGTGATGTACGTGATCGTACCAGTATATACATGAGAGCCCCCAGTCCAATTCGTTAACCTAATTTTTCCATCTGATGCTAAATGTAATATTGACGGTGATTTTGTTACGCTACCCGAATTAGGTACAATAACCATGTGGGTCTCAGCTGTCGGTCGATATCCTAACGGGGTAGTCTCAAGCATTTGTCTATACTCAAATACATCAATGTTGGTTATGCGACGATTAAGAGTGATAGTGACTAAGTCACCCTTACGTGTCAATGTTGCATTAAGTCCATACGGAAATCCTATCGTCAATGTCTTTAATGGTTTCTCTTGTAATAGTGGATGGTCAGCCTTGACATATTCAATCCACGGCGTCCAAGTCGTATTATTTTTTACTCGTAAATAGGTCTTATTTTTGTTATAAGGAGTGTAAGTTTGCTTGACGTATCTAGTATCATAGCTCTCTACAAGTAAATACCCCCCAACTGGATCCGGTAAGGTTGGGCTATCCACATAGTAAAAACCTGACCGCACATACTCTTCTATTTTGCTGTATAGATTTATATGAGCTCTACCGTCATTATTCGATAACTGATGATTCTGGATTGGTTTACCATTTAGATAATATCCACCCGTTGCATCCATAGAACCCGATGGTAATCTAGTATCTACGATTTTACCAACTGCAAAACGGTTATCTTTGTCATAACTAAATACAACACTTTCAGTAGCAACTGTTACGGAGAATTCGACACTGGTAAATTTATCAGCTAAAGTACCTATAACAGTAAATGAACTATTGGCTGGATAATTTCCTGCCATGTTTGCTGGCGAATTAGTTAAAGTGTTCTGAGTTGTCCAACTACCAGATGCACTACCGTTATCGGGTGTAAAAGCTGTACTACCCAGAGGAGCAACCTTGAATGACAATGTCATGATGTTCTTTTGGCTACCAGATAGCGTAATTGGTGCTATCTTAGCGTTTCTGACAATCTGAATGATGTTGGGTGTCTGTCTCGTTCGCTGTGCTGTAAAGCTCAGAACGGGGGCAAAATACTCAATAACGTTGATAGTGACATCCCTAGTATCTGACCATCTGCCACGACTATCCACGACAGATGCACGGATAGTAGCAGAGCCATTAAAGTTCATAATACCAAGTCTACCACCATTTGATGTTGTGACTTGGTTTCTATTGACAATTTCTGCCCTATACCCTGTAATAGATGAACCATAGCTACCTGATGCGCCATTGAAAGAAACTTGAATATCAGAAATAATCTGCAAGAAATTGTTGCCAGACAACAGACTTCTCGCCACTCCGTTAGTGTCTGTCAGAGTGATACCACTAAATGTTGGCTTCATGCTTGCGGGCACATTTGCTGTAAATGTGACTTGTTGTGTCCCTGTCTTGGTACTACCAGAATAGGTATCAACAAAGATTATACCCGTCCCACTTGTTGCGTTTGGGATGTCGTTCGCAAAATCGAGTGGGATAGTCCAAGTTGTAGATGTGTCTACATTGGTTGCGATTGTCTCTGATTTGTTTCCCCAGGCATACCGTACAATGTGCTTAAAACTAGAACTTTGACGGTGGATGTTGATAGTAAGTGCACTACCAATAACCCCAGAGCTAACACTTACAGAGCTGGAACGTGGGATAGTTGCCAGACCAATATTTCCCGAGACAGTGATAATCCCATGTAGACCGTTATTAGGGTTAAACGTTGCTGAAAACGGAAAACTCTTTGTGCCGTCAGCATTGTGTCCAACAGTTGTCGAACCACTAGCCATCAGAAAATCTTCGCCAGATGTTCTCCAACGAGGATTCGAGGTGTGTACTCTGCCACCGTTAATGTCTAAGCTAAGCGTACTATCTCCTTGCTCATTGCGTGTCAAGTAAGCACCTGTACGACTTACAGTTATTCGCCAATTGACAACAGTTGTGTTAGCAGCGATATTTTGTGCGCCTGGCTCAATATACACATTTAAGTACAGAGACCCACTCGCATTACTAAATTTTGCCATTATCTATCCCTTTCTACCCAACATACCGAACGACGTTCATATCGGCGTTGAGATGATATTGTTCTGTGCGGAACCGTCCAATCTGTACAGAGGCGGTAAAGATACCATTGTCTATATGGATAACACCTTGCGAAATGTACATAACTTCTTTACCTGCCGAAAACATAGAAATTCTATCACTTGACACTTTAATGGTTGAGCTTGCATCATTCTTACCGATAATCAAACCCTCGTTAGAGCTTGACATATAAGTATCAATAAATGTTTTCAGCTCTTTAAAGCCGCCAAACTGCGTGACCAGCAACTCAATCCGTCTGCCTGCCTCTGCCAAATCCGCTTCTGCTTTTGCTCGGCTATCAGCATTTGATTTTACAAATGATTGATAAGCTTTCTCGAGGTCACTAAGCGCATCCATAGATGCCTTTGCTTTAAGCTCTGCATCAAGTATCTGCGCCCGCTCGTTTAGTAAATTGAGTTGCTCTTGGGTCAATGCTTGGTCCGCTTTCACACCAATGCGGTCTGCAATATCCGAAGGCGACTCCTGGTGGCTTGTTGCCACTAACCCCCTCTCCAACATAAAATCTGTTAGGACGACATCCCCTGTTATACCGCCATGGAAGATGATAATGACATTAATGGCATCACAAGCCTTGGGAATGGTGAAGGTCAATGCTTTTCTCTCAAGGCTAGTCTTAGTAAATTGACTGTAGGTGCGTATGGAACTAACAGGAATAATCTGTCTAACGTCAAACAAATGATTGTTTATAATCACCATCAATCCGCTATCGTTCCCCTCTCGCCCCACTACATCAAATGACAGGGTAATTTTTTCCTGTTCCGATAACTGCATATCTTGTATTACTTGGAAAATACCTAAGGCATCAAGCGGAAGACCATTACTGTAGAGATGGACACACCCCTTGCGCCCTAACTGTGTTGCAAATTCTGGGACGGACCGCCAAGAAAATTGTTCAGCTCCCGAATTATTTTGCCAATAGGACACACCGTCTACAAAACTGCTGTTTCGGAGATAGTTCCGCCCCCCTACCTCAATCTTCGCCCATCTATCAGCCCAGCGATACTTGGTCTTATCCGTACTATCAGCTTGAGTGTAGTCTGAATAGTGACCAATATACCGCTGACCATTATCTGATATGGTCAAGCCTGTACCGTCTGCATTATCAGAATAAGCCCAATGAACTACGGGCGTTTGACCATTATCGCCTTGCGGTCCTTTAATATTCCCTACTAGCGCTCCAGCTGTGTACGACGGAGGAGTACTAGTTGGATTCAATGCAATAATAGGATACATTTTCCCAGACGGTGCTATAACTATCGATCCTATTGGAGGGAGATTGGCAGGGTTTGCGGTAGGTGTCAAATCGGATAAATAAATACCGGATTGGTTGGCACTCATTTCATATATTGAGGTATAAACCTTATTCCCATCACGCCCAGCGACACCATCATTGCCAGGGTCTCCTTTGGGCCCGACTCCACCATCTCGACCATCCAATACGTTTACAAACGTCAGCTCATCAACAGCTACCTCATCGTTACCTATGTATGCTGCCACCGTCAAAGTAGATGTATCTGTAACATCTGCACCACGGGCAGTGTAGGTCATCCCCGTTTTAACAGCACCATCCAAAGACCAGCGCCAAGTCACGTTGGCAGTCAGAGGCTTACCGCCCTTGTAAAGAGTAGGTGTCACAATGGATTGACCAGTTCCATTCTTGAAAATAACGCCATTATCAGTAGCCAGTTTGATAAGGTAGGGCTGTGACGCTTCAAATAATTCATCAATTCGTTTTTGGAGATCGTCAGGCAACAAATTGTCTAACGTCTTGAAATTAGCAAACCTCGTCCTATTGTTAGATGGATTAGTAGAACTAATCTCTTGCTCAACCACTCGCATTCGAAGTAAAAGCGTCGGTACAAATCCATCATCATATACAAAGACCGTATCGCCAATCCCTCGATCAATAAAGCCCTCTACCTCATAAGACACGTCTGGATAAGCATGTTTTTTCAGTTCACGATAAGCTGTAGCTCGAATAACTTTCTTATCGGCACTATCAACAGTAATATCCTTTCGAATCCATTGGTCAGCCATGGTACCGCTTGTGAATGCAGAAGGAAACATTTGCATAGATAACGGAGCGTAAAGAAGTTCCCCTTGTTGATAAAACTCCCTCTCTCCATATTCGTTATTTACAGACCAAGCCTCCATGCCACCGATAGTAACAATATCGCCATTCTCAGCTTTTCCAGTTGGTCGTACGGCATTGTAAATGTTTGTATTATCTACCGTTCGAATCAGACTCTTAAAATCTTTTCCATAACGCAATGGTTTGGCATGGATGCGCCCAACACCATGATGTGTATCATCATTTTCATGATAGATATTTACCACGAACGACTTGATAGAAGAATCATCATTAAGGTAAGTTTTAAATTCAAGTTCTGCACCAAATTTATTTGCCAAACTCAATAAACGTGCCAATTTTGTATCTTGACCTGTCCACTCAGCTTTAATTCGTTTATCTGAAATCTCGTTCACACCAATAGTCAACAAAGTGAAATTCAGTAAATCCATTGCCTCGCAATACTCTTTAAACGTTTTTGGTTGCTCCGATTTGAAAGGATTGGCGTATTCGTTAATTAGCTCCAGGTTAAGATTGACACAAGAACAAGTGATTGTTTTCTCGTTTTCTACAATTTTTCGAACCTTAAATAATTGAACCTCACCCTCATATTCAAACGAGACAAAAGCCTTATTGTTAAGGTAATGATAAGCATGCTTCGATCCAGTATCTTTCTTCAGAGAACGTTTAAAAACCGTAAATTCAAAAGTGGACGACCCCGTTTCCAGATACCTGTGCCACTTGTCGTTTGTATAATTTAGGGCATCCTGTTTATCGTTATCAATTGAAGCGACTTGGCGTAAATTCATGTCATGAATCGTTAAAAGCATTATAGATACCTCTCTTCAAATTGAATAGACACAGTGGGTTTATTTCTAATCCAGCTAGAACAATAAATCTCTAACTCACTCTCTCCAGGCGGAATTTTCAACCACGAAGACCCTTGAATGCGGTCTCCAAAACGATCCATGCCATCAACAATTATAGTGTCATCCTCACAATCAATAACGACCGTAGAACCAATTGGATAACGATTTGGAATATCTTTAGCGACGCTAACATGATCCTTGCGGTAGTAGAAACTATCCAGATACATGTGTGATACAATCGGATGGTTCCCAATTGATGAGAAAGCAATATGGATTTTCTTAGACTTTTTCCCTTTAATCTCAGGAATGTAGAACTCATTATAGGTACCAAACCAATAGACCGTTACCCTATCATCATTTCTCTTTAAATCAGACCAGCCACGAGGTTCATTAAAAGGATTATGATAATCCCAATGAGTGCCTGTAAATCGCCATTGCTTAATCATGTTGTAACCACCTTTTCCATCGGTAGCCATAAAATTATATTCACAATCAAGCCCATTGCTTCTCTTAAATGTTTCTACACCGTATAAAAATTGACCGTTGCTATCCGATACCGTAATTTTCATAGCTCCGTACTGATTTGTAGCACCAAGCCAAAAAATTTGTCTCCACCACAAGTAATCATTGAGAGACCCAACGCCACCAGCACTATCGTTTGGAATATCCAAAGTAAGAGAACTAAAACCACGACCGTTTAATTCAAGATGGTCGCGCCCCCAAACATTAACCTTACGAATATTGCCACTGAATACAGGATTTGTGTTTTGGTCATTCATGATTCCAATGTTAGGAGTGCCAGAAGTTAAAGCATTGCCAATTTTTGAATCTCTAAAGTCCAGTAGCATCTCAGACTGCTTAACAGATACAGTGTCAGCTTCCTCTCTATTTCCAATAGCGGTAGCACCCTTAGCATTTACTGCAGCAAGATAACCATTCTCAGAATTGTGTTTTACAGTAATAATCGGAAAGGCATCTGTAGTCCCATTGTTTTTTAAACGGAATGCCAAACGATCTGATTTTACAGTGGGATTATCAAATCGCCGATACGTTGTCGAATGAGCGACCCCATCAGGAATCAAAAATGTCACCGTCCCAGTCGACCAATATCCCCTTCCCTCTCTAGTGGGAATTTTCCCTGTCTTTCTTGCCAAGTAGTAAACATTTGGCTCATCAGAAAACAATAACTTCGCTTCTGAATCCGTTTCAAAATACTTTGCAAGTTTACGCTTCAAGGTATTTCTATCCTCTGCCCATATAGAGAAATCCACTTCAATATATTTTGGATTAATTGTTTTATCAGTAACAATCGCCCCAATCTTTGGTCCATCCGTTAAAGTCAATGAAGTTTCATTTCCAATATCACGACGAATATCGTGGATAACAATCAAATCCGAAAAATCATGCTCATTAAATGTCATTGTTACGATACTCATCGCCTTACTCCTCTCATCGCACTTTCAATCCAATTCCTATCATCCTGAAACTCCATAACCATTTGACCAACCTTTGCCTTATCCAAATAAACATCAGCAGGTTTAATCGTAAAATCAGCCATAGTCAGGAACGTCAAAATTTCTCTAAGCACACCAACAACATTGCTATTATCGATATGGATGGTTGTACCAGAATTATTCGAAGCATTAAAACGCTCCAATCCTTTAAATAAACTAGCATCTTCTGGAAAACCAATACCCTCCGCATAGTTGGGAATCCCCATACGACCCATCAGTCGCTCTGTACTACTAGCCTTCAAAACCTTAGACCCTCTAGGCAAGTCCAAAAGAACATTTCGACCATTCGGAATAAAGCTCTCACCACTAGGAAGCGTGATTAACTCCTTATACATAGACCCAATCTGGTCATTGACCAAAGCCAAACCACCAGGGTGGAAGTTTGTGCCAATCGCATACGCTCCAGCAGCCGAAGCGAGCCCTCTTTGCGAAGCTTTTATATAGATAATCTTTTCGTTTGGAATAGCATCTATTTGACTCTTTATAGAAGCTGCTACTCCAGAAGCATTATCCCAAGCCTTAATTGTTAACTCTCTATTTGGAACAGAGTTGATACTTTGTGTAGCTTGCTTCACAATACCACCAGTCAGGTCACTGGCTTTGATTTCAACCGGTTTATCTTGTTTTACATTATTAATGGCCCACTGAGCATCAATGACAGGATTTGCTGTCAAGTTCTCAGCCAACAACTGCTTCTGAGCTGGAGTCAAAGCATTCCACTGATTGAGCAAATCCTGACTCGTCGCAATCTCAATCATCGCCTGATTCCCGTTGATGATTAAATCCTTCTCATTGACAGTTAAAGCATTCCATATGCCAGTCTTCTCAACTGCCTCCACAATCATCTCCCGAGCATTGCTATTGATAGTGGCATGCTTTAAGATAAATTGCAGATTATTCCACCCAGCTTCAGATTGAGTCGCCTTGACCAACTCTTCCTCAACATTGGATTTCAATTTTGCTTGCTTCTCATCCCAAATGAGCCCTCTCCAACGAGAGTTCGCATCAATCGCCTCTTGACTCATCCCCTCAATCGTCTGACCAAGATACTGATAATCTCCCACTACCTTAGCGGTACTTGCAGTTGATGTATTCACAAACTCTTCCCAAGAAATCCCCATTGCATCAAGTAGAGTCCTATAACTTTGTTCAAGTGCAGCAAGACCATTCTCGTTCCCTTTCATCGACTCTTTTTCCCTATCGTACAGAGCCTTCAAAGAAACAAGGTACTTACTCCTATAAGCCTCCAAGGTGGCAAAATGGTCTGCCTCCATCACTTCTAATTGCCGATTGATTTCCTCACGAGCCGCCACCTCTTCTTCCGAATCGCCCTTGATTTTATTTCGAAGATCAATCAAGTTTGCACGACGCTCCTCATAAGCAGCCTTCTCATCATCCATCCATTTTTTAGTGGTGTTAACTGCCTGTTGAATCTGAGTTTTATTTAAGTCATCCAATTGCCCATTCATAGCTTTTTGGATAGCAAGTCGCTCCTCACTCGAAAATTCCATCAACTCCAACTGCTTATTAATCAACTCGGTTTGCTTCTCCAGAACAAGTTGCTTCTCCTCTTCTGTTAGCTGAGTATGATTCTCTTTATGACGCTGATAGATAGCCAGCACTTCATCGCTCAACCGTTGCGTGTAAACTTTTGTATCCTCTGCATTCTTTTTCAGCGAGGCAACAACCTCATCACTCAGCCCAAGTTTCTCAGCGATTTCAAGGTCCTTCGCTAACTTTTCATCCGTCAAACCATTGATTTCATCAACCAAATCTTGAAAAGCCCGCTTGACACTCTCAACATCCTTCTTGCCGTTTTCGCCAAAAAGACTAATCGCTCTCGTAGACTCATCGACCTTATCCTTAAACTCAGACAATTGTTCCGCCTGAACCTTGTCAACCTCAGTTCCCCATTCCTGTGTCCGTTGATATGCTTTTCCTAATTCTGCAGTAAGGTAGGTTAGCCCAACAAGTGCCGCACCTCCGAGAATAACTCCCCACGTTATTGGATTTCCAAGCAAGCTAACGGCACTTGATAGACCGCCAACACTAGAGGCCGAGGCTCCAGCAGTTGCTCCAATTGCTTCAATAGCTTTTTGACCAGCCCTTTCAGCACCAATATTAGCCAACCACTTACTAAGATTTGCAATACCTCCAGTCAAATCTCCTATAGTTCCAAAAGTAGTACCTAAAATTTTTGAAACCGGCGAAATTGCGCCAACCATCAAAGCCATGTTGATGATATTACGCTGAGTTCCCTTATCCAGTTCAGCGAATCCTTTCGCCAAGCTTGCAACATCATCAATCAACGGTTCAGAAGCATCTAAAACATCCAGAAACGCATCCAACAAAGGACCACCCAATGTAATGGCAATATCGTTCAACTTATTACGAGCCATCTTCAATTTACTCTCGGTTGTCTCGTAACGTTTCTGTGCCTCCGTTTGTAAAGCATTCCCGCTTGCCCACTCTTTATTTGCCATACCAAGAGTTTTAGCGAGCAGTTCCCCAGCACCAGCAAGACGTTGCAAACTATCAATATCACGGATATTGCTAATCTTCATATTCTTCAAGGTTTGCGTAACATCTCCACCTTCTTCTTTGATGCGACGAAGACCATTTAAGAAATCCACAATTGCATTTTGAGGTTCAGCCTTCCACTTAGCAGCAAACTCCTCAGCAGACATTCCAGCAACAGCAGCAAATTTATCAAGAGCCTCCTCGCCCTCAGCAACTGCAGTATTCATTTTCTGCATGACACGACTCATAGCAGAACCACCAGCCTCAGCCTCCATACCAACAGAAGACAAAGTGGCAGCCAACGCCATGATCTGCGCCTCTGTCAAACCTGCCAGCTTACCAGATGATGCCAAACGAAGCCCCATATCAACAATATCCTGCTCAGTCGTAGCCATATTGTTACCAAGCTGAACAATCACATTTCCCAGCTTCTTGAAATCCTCAGTCGGCATACCAGTGATATTTTTAAATTTTGCTAGAGCGACCGCCGCCTCTTCAGCAGACATATTCGTAGACTCACCCATATCGATCATGACACGAGTAAAGCTGATAATATCCTCAGTCTTAATCCCTAACTGACCAGCAGCCTCCGCAACCTTCGAAATCTCAACAGCCGAAGCAGGAAGCTCCTGACTCATCTTCCTAATCTCATTGGACAAACGATCATACGACCAATCCCGGGTCTCATCCACCGTCTTCTTCACACCAGCAAATGCAGATTCGAAATCCATAGCTGCCTTGGCAGAGAGTGTCATACCCCCAAAAATAGCCAGAGAAAGCGCTTGTGTCCGCTGAGACACAGTGTTTAGCCCGTTCTCCCAATTCTGAGCCCCCTTACTAATAGCAGCAAGCTTATCTCCAAAAATATTGAGTTTGCTAGTTGCCAAATAGGCTTCTTTCGACACTTCTCTCAACTGGATAGCATACCTGGCTAACCTCGTGTTTCCGTCTTCTATACGCCCTGCTAGTTTTTGGGCCTCTTTCGACATCTCGCCGTTTGATTTAGATTCTTTCTGATACTTTTTATTTAAGTCTGATAGCGCTTGACTTTGTGTTTCAATAGCTTTGGTCAATGCCTCTTTTTGCTTTTCAAAAGCCTTTGCAGCATCACTCCCCGTTTTGTAATAATCAGAAAGACCTCTTTGAGCCCTCACTTGCTTTTCAAAATTCTTGAGCTGATTTGTTACACGAGTCATAGAGTCGCCCATTTTCGTAGCATCCAAATTCAACTCAATGACCATTTGTCCTAATGGAGCACCATTACCCGCCATTCTATCCTCCTATTTGATCGAACATTGATTCATAAACATCTCCATGCTCATGACTTCTTCTTTTTCTTCCGTCTTGGCTGATAAAATAGACAAAAGAGTTTCAAAATCAGCCTCCAAAACATCGCTTAGAGAAAAGCCCGACTGACTAGCCACCAAGTCTCTAACAAACGTTAGGTATCTGTCTCTAGTTTCTTTGAGAGAGAGCTTTCTAGCTTTGGGTCATCACCCTTTGCTCCCATCGCCTTATCCAGCAAATCGTCAACAGTCCGAACCAAATCCCAAGACGGAACACCTTTCAGAATATCCTCAGGACTAACCACTTCTGCAGTGAACAAACTAGCTAAAAATTCCACTTTCCTAGTGATAAAATCATAAGCAGTCATCTTGCCAGATTTCTTCTCGAATTCTTCAAGCATTTTCAGATAATCCAGCAACTTCTGGCCAGAAACATGGTTCTCCCTAATCACTTTTTCATAGCCATTCTCATCATGTAATGTTAATTCAAGTTTTGCCATATCGTTTTCCTTTCAATAAAAATAGGAGACGGGGATTCCCCGCCCCCTGAAATTAAGCAGCGATTTTAAGGTTTTGACGTAGCTTAGTAACTTCTTCGTCAGTTGTAGCGAATGACGCATAGGTCCCTTTTGTTTTGCTATCATCACTAGCCATAGGCACGAAGGTCAACTTCTCTGTAGGCAACTCTTTATTATCTTTTTCCTTAGTTTCAACACCAATAGCCTCCATAGAGAAACGACCTTTGTAGAAACCGATGCCAATTTTTTGTCCCTTCCCATCATGTGACCAAATAGCCAACGAGCATAGTGGCGCCTCTGTATCCACACCAATTGATGTCAGACCATCAACCTTTTTACGACCAAGAATCTCGTTCTGCACCTTGAATGGAATATCTACCAATTCAAGCCCCACAGAAATATCTCCTACACCCTTTGCATTAGTGTGATACACCAAGTTAGAACCAAATGTTTTGATAATCTCACTGGTCAATCCAGTAATATCAGCCTTCTTCGTCGCACCTTTATCTTGGGTCCCATCTAGCACAAAAACATTCGTATCTTTGACAGGTTCCCCTTCATCTAGTACCCGAATCTCAATTGATTCAAAACCAATCATTGTCATATAATTTTTCTCCTTCTAATAATCAACGTCGTACAAGGGCGATCGTCCTCGATAACGCCTTGCATCAACATACCTTTTTGTCTCGATAAAATACTCATCAAGACCACCATTTAATTGAACAAACCCTAGTTCATTTAAGACCCTTTCGACAGCTAAAGCTATCTCTGTTACCTTTGATTTGCTACTCGCCTCAATATTCATCTGATAGGTCAACTCTTTCTGAAGAGCTCTGTCACTCCCAAAACTAGCTTGTTTTGGAGGAGCCATTGGAACAATGGCTAGACTTGGTTCGTTTGCATCTAGAGATTCTGGACGATAGTATGGTTTGACAGCAACATCAACCAATTCAGGTTGTTGTTTTAACAAATCTCCGATGCGTTTCATCATATCGCTCATTCAACCAACTCCTTCAACTCTTCTCTAGCCAACCTAGGATATTGTTCGCCAAAGTCATCGATGACCCCTTGCAACTTACCGAATCCCCTAGGGCGATAGAATCTACCATTCCTGGTAAACCCCATCTCATTCAAGTGTTCAATGTTCCACCGAGGACTATCCCCAGGGTCCGAACGCTTCCAACCAACCTTAATTTTCGGGACGTTATAATCAGCAAAAGACACATTTCCAACGACAATCTGTCGAACAGTGTTCCCCTTATCCACAAAAGACCTGGCCATAGCCTCAACTTCAGGAGCCACATGTTCCTTAGCAATCGTACGCAACGCCTTACTCGTCACACGCCTCATATTTGCCTCGCCAAAACGAGACTCAAGCGCATGAAGAATCTGCTCCATACCAGTAACTTGATAATCACTCATATCAACTACCCACCAAAAATATCACCAAATACATACGGTTGTAGAGGTCTGGTTGGACATCGATAACATCCCATTCCTTGCCGCTAAAACGTTCATCGTGAATAACAACTTTGTCCGAATTTTTAGGCTGAAAATCCTCCAATGGGTCTCTAATTTTAACTGTCGCATAGGCTTTTATTGCTTTAGACTTGATAGATTCAAGAGCAAGGGCGTTTTTAGAAAATCGCCCCTTCAAGCTCTCTAAATCTTGAAAAGTGACATCATGAACTTCTCCCCACGCAGAAAAACTCTCTCCAGTCTCTGCGTTAGATTCATAGAAGTCATCAGAAACCTTCATCCGTTTAAACGTAACTAAGGTTCTAAGCGTGCCGTTATGGGTAGTCTCACGCTTAAATTTTCTATTCCGTAGCATCGTCACTTCCCTCATTTGCAATTATCATGTTACGAAGATATAAAATTTCAATTTCATCACTATAATTCTTTTGAAATTCATCTAGCGAATCATTATATAGGTACATAGCCCTTTCCAAAACTAGTTCTTCTATCGTATCGTCAAAACTACTAGCTCCAACCAAAGTAGCAATAGCCAAAGCGCTGGAAGTCAGCATTCTAGTAAGTTTGTCATCTTCGTTCTTATGAGTGATTCGCATCCTCTCTTTAAAGTTTTCAAGTTTACTAGCAGCATATTCAGCAGCTTTTTTCATCACTACTCCTCCTTATCCTTCGTTTTTGAAGACTTAACTACCTCATAAAAATCCGGAGGAACCCGAGATGACAAAGAAGCAAACCGCTCCTTTGACACCTCAAACACATCCCCCACTTGACGAACAAGATTTGCTTCAAAATCCTCAAACGGACTCAAAACACGTAATTTCATGAGTTACCTCCTATCCCCCAACAAGCGTTAAGAGAGCAGCAGCATGATTGTCGCGGGCCTTACCATAATAGTGAGATTTTGTAGTGTACAACTGCAAATCTTCAATAGCAAAAGTCTGATCAAACTCCTCAATCGTCGCACTAGAAGCCATAAAAGCATCGTAACGATCAGGAACAAATGCAATCGCCTTACCAGAATCAATCGCAATAGACTCAACCAGTTTGATACCAAACGGCATAACAACTTTAAGATCAAGCCCTGCAGTAAGGCCTGTTAACTGAGCTTCCAAGGACCAACGATCAGAAGGATTAACCAAAAGACAAACCTTGCCATCAACCTTATGAAACTTATCAGGCTTCCCTTCACGTTTCTCACAAGACAAGAATTGCATCACGGGAGCCAAATCTTTCTTAGCCGATTCCGGAGTGATTGTAGCAATTGATTTCAACGCCTCCTTATCTGTCGGATAAGTAACCAACTTCCCACTCGCAGACGGCTTAGACAAATCCTTAATCAAACCGACTGGCTGATTCTCACCAGTACCTTTTACCAAAGCCAATTCCAAAGCAACTGAAATAGCCTCTCTGATTTGCTCAATGATGAAACCTTTCAACCAAGAATAGCTTAATTTCAAGGCATCCTTTGGAATAACCACATAAGCAGTCAGTTTGTTCATACCGAAATCAACTTCATCAAATTTTTGAAGCAATTGCCCCTTAATATCGCCATACAAAGGACCCCATTGAGCAACACCACTAGCTTCCGCAACCAAAGCTTTCAAACGAGCTCCCGTATTTTTAAATTTGATAATAGAAAGCAACGGATGCTCCGACTTCAAATCCTCGAATACCCGAATCATCAAAGTTTCTGGAATAATCCGAGGATCCTTAACACCAGGATTATCAGCAATCTCATTGAAGAATGCCATCTCATCGCCAGTGACAGTCGCATTTTGCTCCTTCAACTCAAACAAACGATTCAATTCTGACTCATTTTTCACACGCAACTCATCAGCTAAGATATTGAACGCATTCGAAAACAACTCCTCTTGACGTTCAGCACTAGCCCCAGCAGAGATCTCCTTACTCAACTCAGCAATCGCATCTCGATACTTAGGTAATTCCTTTAAATTAATAACCATCTTCTTCTCCTTTTAAGTAAATTTTTTAAACGGTGATTCAATTTCACAATAGTCATTGAATGCATTTTTAATAGCATCAGTGACAGCACTCGCATCAATTTCCATCTTGACTGACCGAACAGGTTTGTTGAGAAAAGCATCAAGCTTCCCCTCTAAATCATCCATCCTAGAGTGAAGCGCATCCCACTTCTCAACACCCATCGCTTCACCCTGCCATTTCGACAAAGCATCGATAATCCCTTGAGGAATAACCGCAGAAACACTCGCAACAAACTCAGGCACAAGATCATCCTGAAACATCACCTTGTCAGCAAAACCAGCCTCAACAGCAGATTGAGCAGTAAACCAAGTCGTCTTCCTCATCATGGCTAACAACTCATCCATAGACTTACCAGTCTTAGCAATGTAGGCATTAGCAATAGACTGATTCATCCCCTCAAGCACAGAAGCCTCGTGATACATCACTTCACTATCCCCACTAGCCCAACTAGACACGTTGTGAATCATCATCTGGGCAGTAGGACTCATCTCAATCACATCACCAGCCATCGCAATAACAGAAGCCGCACTAGCAGCAAGCCCAACAACCTTGACAACCTTTTTCCCCGGATAAGACTTCAAAGCAGTAAAAATCTCACTACCAGCAAACACAGACCCACCACCAGAATTAATATGAATCTCAATATCTTCGCCATTGTCCGGCAAAACAATATCTTTCGGAGCAGTAGATTCCATATTCCACTCATCATAAAAATCTTTATGATTATTCGGAATGATTGGTCCCTTGATTTGTACTATCTTCATCCTTAGTACCTCCTTCCTCCCTAAGTTCCAGATAATTCTTCGTTATATAGAGACGTTGCCCAAGCCCGTTAGGGAGCGGACTAAGACCAATTTCCTCCCGAATCTCATCTGCCATAGCTAAACCAGCAGCGATTAACTTATCCCCACTAGACGCAATATCGAACAAATCCTTTCTCATTAAGCCCGTAGCCTTAATAGTCTGACCGTCCAAATACTCCTCTTGCGTGAAAATGGCCACTTGCAACCCATCCAGCAACTTCCGCATCATAGGCTCAATAACCACCTCAATCAACTGCTCATGATTCTTTTGATTGTCTGCCAACTCACCATGGATCAACGCACTAGGAATACCAAGAATTTCACACAATTCATCCACATACTGATTCTTAACTTGCTTAATATCCTCAACAAAAGAAGCCTTTGAAGAATAACGGTTAGAAAACTCATTGTAAGAACCATCCTTATTCAAAGGAATAGGCACAACAGAATCTTTCTTGATACGTTCCACAACACGCTCAAAAAAGCGTTGATTACGTGACTCATCCTTTGCACCACCATCAGCACCTTCTTGCGCCTTTTCACGCACCCTGTCCTTAGGAAGCCCCAAAGTAAACCGAATCTGATTAGCCGTTTTCTGACGATTAATCAACCGACCAAGCAACTCACCATAATCAGCCCAAAGCTGTTCTGAGTATTTATTCAAATTCTCATTCTCACTTTGAAGATAAATCACATCATCACTAGCAAACGCCTTATCAATAGTAATTCCCTGTAAAGAACCAACCGAATAAACATTCCCAGTCAACCTAGCTTCTTTTTTCGAAAAACTATCCGCAATATAAAGAGACTCCTGGTAAGAAACAATAAGAACCTCCCCATCAGCAATCAGCTTTTTAGCAATCTCGCCTAAAAAAACTGAACTAGACTGATTAGGATTAGGCTGAACATTCAAACAAAACAACCAAGACTTCTTATTACTATCAAGATCGCCCTTGATAACAAACTTCGCCTTAGAAAACGACCTCGCAATATAATTGGAAACCTTATTTAAAGCACTAGCCTTCAAAGCCAAATTCTTACTCAGCTCATTCGCATAACTATCACTCTCAAAAGAGTCCGATAACGTAGGCGACTTATTAAATTTGAACTTAAATGCATCTAAAATACCCAAACCAATCCCCCTTTCTGAGAGAATTTCGTGTGTGATTGTTCATTCTGATTGCTAAAATGCGCTCAGAACGCTCCTCTCAGCACCACAAATTTACAGACCTCGTAGGAATCGAACCCACGACAACAAGGTTGGAACTTGCCATGTTACCACTACACCAAAGACCTAAAAACGGGAACAGCAGGAATCGAACCTACGACACACGGAGCTTCAATCCGTTGCTCTACCAACTGAGCTATGTTCCCCCAAGAAAACGCTGAGATTACACGTCTAAACGATTGTCTTTCGCAACCTTATGAGTTAGTTGCTTATCCACTGAAATCCCTCCCAGTACCAATCATGCACGGTTGGTTAGACCAACCACCCCTTACGTCACAAACTACTAAGCCGTTTTTCAATTAACGAAAACCCCGCTAAAGGTCTAAGCTGCTTTACTCTTCGACTTCACTCTCATCCTTGCGAGATTTGAGTGGGTAGCCTAGCTACCGAAGTACACTTTCCATTTGTGACGGGCAATGACTTTTGCTTTTAAATAATGTTTTTGTTGAATCATATAACACACACATATTTCCCTAGTCGTATCGTAGACGTGCATTGCCATGCGTTTCATCCTCTTTTGGAGAACAAAATGCGCAACGCCTACCATTATCCTCGTGTTAGCAGCACTCAGACTCATCAACACCCCATGGGTAGTCAACCCACAAACCATTGACATACCACCCGCTCTCGGCGCGACCCTCGAACTAAAGTAGCTCCTTCCTCCTATGCATTCGTCTCACGCACTACCGACGTAGCACCTCACCGATTGGCTCTAGCAAAACGCTTTGACTTCATACACTGATACCAAACTGATACCATAAGGATTGGATTGCTTAGAATGACCATTGCTGGCGCTAAGATTGACACAACCGAATCAAAGCTTTCCCGTGTCGCCACGGATTATCTAGGCTAAGCCCTAACAGAATCGATACCAGGTTCGATTAAAAAAGAAAGTGTTCATCAAAAAATATTGACGCAAAAATAACAAATATCTCTTCCCGGTACCATTAAACGCCTATATCTTCTCAAACAAAAAGTGCAAAAATGGTAAAAATGCGCAAAACTTTTAAAAAAGCAAAAAAAATAACCGTGCCACATTGACACGGTTTTAAGTAGTCTTTCCTACCAGTCAAGATGAGTGATCACCTCCTCAATGTTTCCAAAATGGCTTTTTAAGACGCTTGATTTCACTTTCCAGACTTTCAATCTGTTTATCATATTCCTTGAACTTCTGGTTGATGGCCTGAACATTGACTGAATGAATACTTTCCAGATTATCCAAACGATTATCAATGCCGTCCAACCTAGTGCTATGCCAATTCAACCTAAAGCCGAACCATTCCAAACAATTCCGTAACCCTTTGATAGACTTGTATTTCTTCTTCATCCGTTTATTCATAAGATTCCTCGCTTTCCGCTATTAAAAAATTCAACACATAAGTAAATCCATCTCAATACCACTCCATTACGTCATCATAAAATTCCAAATCAACCTCAATATCAAGCTGGCCAGAACGCCACATGGCATACTGAAACGCCTTAAAACCATCCGTCTTACGCCTCGTATCCTCCTTCTTATCATAGACAACATTACCATCAGGCTTTAACTTCCTAAGTACATTATTCGTATACCACCGCATCATGTCATTCTTACCAAAGATAACATTATGCCGAGCAAAAGCCGTCTCAATTTTAGGAGCAACCAAACTATCACTAGCCTTCGGATTCCGTAAAACTTCGACCTGATAACCAGCTGGAGCCTCAAATTCCCCCTTAAACTGAACCTCAAACCCCTCTTTCTCAAAGAAAGGCTTCAGAAGATCCATTTTATAGTTATCAGCCACAATCCGTTGCAAGTCATAGCCATATTCATCCCTCATCCGCACGAACCAATCAACCACATACCTAGGATTAATAGTCGGTTCATCAATAACCGTTAACAAACCCTCATCTTCCCATTTCTTAATCGGAGCAAACTGACGCTTCCCATTAACAGAATCTTTCGGACGAGAATACCCATAGTAAGTATCAACGAACTCCTTCCGCACAAACGAATGACACAACCACACATAGTCATCACCGACCTTGAACAACAACCCAACTGCAGCAAAGTCACGAACAGCAGCATAGTCCAAGCCACCAATACAAATTTCATCCCTCAAATCAGGGAAATCACGCTTAGTCGCCACCAATTCCTCATGAGTCGCCACACTACGCTCAGTATCCATGACAGGAAAATCCATCCTCTTCGTCATGAACTCCTCACGGTTTGACGGATCCTCAATCATCTCATCATACTGCTCACAGACCACATCAAACAGCTCTTCAGCATACTCGCTCATCGGACGATGGAACATAGGATTAGCCTTTTGCCACTTCTCCTTATCATCCACCTCTTTCTCTTCATCAATCTTACAAATAAAGACAAACATCGAGTTCCAGCGAGCTTCACCGCTCAGAACCTTCTTCGCCTTCTCCTTCATATTATCGATGAACCCCTCACGAACATACCCATCCGTACCAATGTAGAATTCACGAGAATTTTTAACCTTACCAAGACCCGACTTGTGAACACGAACATCCTTATTGGACTCATATTGATGAATCTCATCAAACACCACCATACCATCACGCAAACCATCCTTGGTATTACCATTCGAAGTACGAAACCGCATGACACTATTGGTATGAAGAGACTTGATTTCAGACTTTGTATTGTAATAAATTTCTTTTAACTTAGGATTTGACTCAATAGTATTATAAATCTCTTCGAAACTCGTCTTCGCCTGGTCTTCCGAGTTCGCAACCAGAGAAACATTATAATTTTTAATCCCATGAAAAGGGCTGAGCAGAAAAGCAATAATCCCAGAAACCAGACCATTCTTACCACCACCACGCCCCATCATAATCAAGATAGTTTTATAAACATTCCTATCATTGGCTGAGTACCTTAAAAATACAAAAGAAATGATAAATTTTTGAAAATTTTCGAGCTTAAAGAACCATTTTTCGATGAATTTGATACAATTTTCTATCATTTTTTCATCAAAATAAACCTCTTTTTTGTCTAACCTCGGAACGATTTCACGATAAATATAAGCAACTAAATCGACACGTTCTTGGTTGAATAAAATCGTCCCTGACTCATATTCATCTATGTAATCTCGCACATACTTAATCACATGCCATCACCACCTACAGGAACTCATTCGGATCAGCAAAATTTGTATTTTTTGAGGCCGCATCTCGTTCCTCTTGCTTCTTGTCAAAAAACTCACCGAGCTTTATCAAAGCCTGATTAATCTTGACTTTTTCCCCAATAGCAGAGTTTGCTTTTAGAAAACTTTGAGCTCCATTTTTCACTACAATCATGTAGCCATCTTTTTTCAAAGTCTTGTCTAATTTTTTGTAAATTTTGACCAAATTCAGATAGCGCTCAACTTTTTCAACTTCAATTTGACTATCCGTATTTATGAGACTCATAAGCTCATTTTTTAATTCGCCAATTTTCATTAGTCAACTCCTTTTTCGTTATTTACCCCCCTCCCCTAATTACGCACGCATACCCCGATTTTTGGTCAGAAAACTGGCCGCCGGTCTGGAGGCTTGGGTAAAATCGCCACTTTTTTTCGACCGGGGGGGTGTTTGCGTATGGAATTTCCGAACGTTTCGCATTAACGTTTACAACTATGTCAACTTACCATTCAAATTGCTCATCATTCCATTGCTTCTCACTTGATTTGAACCGATTGTGGCGCTTATTATGACAGTCTTTACACAAGGTTCGAAGGTTTGCCAGGTCTAGCGCTTTATCTGGATTCTTTTCTAGTTCTTCTATATGGTCAACTTCTAATCTAGTTGTTATCAGTTTGCCAGCTTCGTAGCACCAGACACATCTATACTTGTCTCGTTTTAGTGCTTCAAGTCTTTTCTGTTGCCATTTGTATGTTTTATAAAATGGATTTGATTTCATCTTGCTACTATTAGAGCGCAAAAAAAGCGCAAATTTGGTAAATTTGCGCAAAAGTTCGATATTTTCAAAAAAATTTATTGAGGTAAACCCTTGATTTTATGCGGTTTCTGAGCGATTCGAAAAAAATTTTAAAAAAATTGCACAAAAACGCTTGACATCATTTTGCGACCGTGCTAAAATGATGTCAGAAAGTTAATCAAACGACTTTCGCCCCTTATCATACAAGGAAAGGGGGTGAGGCTCTTGAAAAGGCAAAAGAAAAGAGATGTTGACCATCTCAAACTGATTGAACTTGCTACTGCAATAGCTAGATTCTTTCAAATCGTTGCCCAAATCATTTTGGAGATAATAAAACATCTCTAAACCTCACAAAGGTAAGTAGGTAAATCGCCTACTTACCAACCTTGTAAATATTATATCATAAGAGGTAAGCCAATGCAAGAAACAAAGCGTCCTAGAGGACGACCAGCAACGGGCAGGGTTAGAGACAAAAAAATAACCTTACAAGTCACAGAAAACGAAAGAGAGCGAATTAAAAAATACGCTCTAGAAAATAATATAACGGTGACTGATTTATTAATTGCAGCCGTTGAAAACCAAGTAACAAAAAAAACTTAGTAATTCGCCCCGACCAAAGTTTGAATCACTAAGTAACACACCCTACTACCAAGTAGCAAGATACTAATATTGTATCATGCGTGCTTGGTCTAGTCAAGTACGCTTTTTGCGTACCTCAAAGAAAGAAGGTACATATCATGACAAACTTAACACCAGAACTACAAGCAATGAACGAACGTATTAAAGCCTTTAACGCTAAGCGCCAAGCGAGCTTGAAACCAGCAAAAACAAAAATCAAAGTTGAAACAAGTATCAATCAACACGGCGCCCTTGTTGGTGATGTGCTTTGCTCAACATGGGGATATGACCAAACTAACTACGATTTCTATAAAGTCATCAAAGTAACAGCCAAAACTATAACAATCGAAAAGTTAAACGGATACGACAAAGGAACTATTTTAAAAAATAAAAAAACTCAATGCTACATGAAAGACGGTTCAGAATATTGCATCACTTTAAACAGCTATTCCAGCGCATCATGCCGAATTGCAGATCGGTTTGCGGAAGGAATGTATAAACAAGCAGAAGACGAAATGAACGACCCTTACATAAGCCAACACTAAAAAGGAGGAAACACCATGAAAAATCTAGAAAACATTAAAGCGAATAATAAATTAATCAAAGAATTAATCTCGCAAGGCTATCGCGTTGCGTGGAATCAAGAAACAAATGAGACTGAAATATTTGTCAAGGCATCTTACAGCGATATCAAACGAGACTGTAATGGCTTTGTTGTTGGCGATATTTGGCAAAAAGTCGGACATGTAAACCGCAAGTTAGCACAAGCAATTATTTTGTAGAAAGAGGCAACAAAATGAAAAAAGCAATCACAATCATCATTATCACACTACTCGGCATCAGTCAAATCCCAGTTACTACCACTTTTGAGGATGGCAGTACATACCAAGAGACGTTGGCAAGCCATCTGGTCTACAAATACATCCAAGTGCCATTAGCACATCTCAAAAATCAATAAGGCTATACAGTTAAAGCTGTCGGCAGGCTTGCAAGGGCTTGCTAGTCATTTTAAAAAATAAATAGGGCAAAAGCCCTGGAGGAAAATATCATGACAGTAACATTATTTAACAAAACATTCGCAAGTGCTACAGATGCGCTTGTTGCAACTATTGAAAATTTTGACATCAAAGATGCTATAGAATTTGAAGATGAAGGCGATTTTATCGGTCTATCTTCTGCCCTCAAAGCATATAGCAAGGGACATGTTAGCAACGCATTTATCTATACATGGTTAGCCGAGATTATGCTTGGAAAAGAAGTCGACGAATTAACTGAAGACATCATCTATTGTACAGCCTGGGAACTTGCGGATTATTCGAATTTTGACAGTGTTCATCATTTCTTAGAAATTAACTGAGTATTATAAAACCAAGTCATTCGACTTGGTTTATTTTTTTACTAAGATTCCGGATTGCCGATCGCTTAATGTTCTGCAATGTTCTGATACTACAGTTCATGTCGTATGCAATCACGTTCCAAGGTTTATCATCTACATAGTACAGTCGTAACACAATTGACTCAACGGGATCATCCAAATACTCAATATCATGGACTAATTGCTCTCGCTCGTCGTATAGCCAGCTAATTTCGTCGTCAATGGCCCTGCAACGATTCTTTGCCTTTTCGGTCATCTCATCGCTAAATTGCGAAATCATGCTGCCGAGCACGTTTCGCTCACGTTGTTTAGAGCGTACAAGTATCTCAAAACGCTTCAGCTTCTTTAGTCTTTGTTCAATGTTCATCAAGCCCTCCTAGAAATTTTGTTTTTTCGACAGTAAAGGATGCTCTGCCTTGATATCATCAAAACTGCGAGTTTGGATATTAAACCTTTTTCGAAATTCTTGATGTAATTTTATCTCTTTTGCAGTTTCTTCAAGATTCTTTGCAATTATGTGACTCATTTTTTGAGAGTCTTCAGCAGTCAGTTGTTGTCTGCTGTTTTTAAACGGATTTCCAAATACTAATTTATAGGCCACTATACAAGATTTAATAAATTCCCAAAAATGATCTTCGGAATAATTAAAATAAGCAGTATTCTTATCGTCATTCATCATTTTTATCAACTTTCTTAGCAAACTCTTCATCCCATGCCCAAGCAAAATCCACTTTGATTTCGGATTCCGTAAGCTGGAATTCTTTGTTTTCAAAAAAATGGATGTTAGATCTGTGCACTGTGCACATAATAACTTTCCCAGAAGAGAGCCGTTTTAAAACCGTCATCAAATGTTCATCGTTAGGATTCGGTATCTCGACAGTATACAACTGCTCCTGCTCGACTTCGATATTAGGATAAGCAATCCACGCTTGTATGAAATTCGTTTCGTTGTAATTCGAATACCAACTATACACATCTCTGTCTTCTGTTGGGATAGCGTTCTCCCATTGGGCAATTTTCCTCCACCAACCTTGTATAGGGTTTTTAGAAAACCAATCCGCCACAAACTTCGGTACCAGAACTTTCTGCGGTGTTTTTTCTTTTGGGAAGCAATACACTTTTTGTACGAGGTCAACATAACCTGATTCTACGATTTCAACTGTAATAAATGTCTTGTCTGCGTCGTCTCCAATTACTTTGACAGGTATAAAATGCTGATGTCCATCAACTTCATAAAATTCCATTTTTCCCATTCAGTTTCCTCCAACTAATTCAAAAATTCACTCCCAAAAAAGCAACATATCTTATATTCTGTTTCCTTTTGATAAATAGGCTCAATCGCTATATTCTGCAAGGCTTCAACGTTATTTTGTCAAAATGCAATGCAACATTTTTTCAATATGTTTCTTTTTATCGCTTTTTTAAAAAAATTAAATGCTAAATCCAAACATTGCCTCATCTGTTTCATCCTGGGTAATACAAATATATCGTAATGTGATATCTGGTGATGCATGATTAAATATTTCCATCAATAGCGCTACATTATGGTCTTTCTTATACATATGATAACCAAAAGTTTTTCTTAACGAATGAGTACCAATCCTTTTTAAACCACAAGCCTTTGCGCATTTATTAAGTATTTTCCAAGCTTGTTCCCTGCCAATTGGCCTTTTCTTACCGTTACTATCTCTCTTGTTACTTTCAAAAAGATAGTCATATGGTTTTAAACCTTTAGCTTTGATATATTTGTCAATTTGTCTTCTTAAATAATTGTTAATAATAAATTTCCTCTGTTTACCAGTCTTTTGCTCCTTTATAACGACATGTGAATCTAACACATCCCGAACCTTTAACTTTAATAAATCACTAATTCTCAATCCAGAATTTAAACCAAAGACAAAGAGCAGAAAATTCCTTTGATTCCAACTTTCCATAAAATCCTTCATCCGCTCAATGTCGTCTTTATCACGTATCGGCTCAACACTTTTCATTGCTTTCCTCCATTTCTATGGTATAATGTAGTTGAAAATTGGCATAGATGAGGGCAGCAATCGCTGGCCTTTTTTTGTGTTACTCTTGATTTGTAATCACATCCCCCTTGGTAATGACTTCAACCCAACCATGCTCCAAACGAGCCTCAGCTTCTTTCATTCGAATCAAATTATCAGAAATAGAGTTATTCAATTCAGCGTTAGCTTTTGCTTGACCTTGAGCCTTGATAACCTCAGCATCGGCATCGGCTTGAGCTTGGATTTTTTTAGTTTCTGCTTCAATCTTAGCTTTCTCTTGGTCCTGTTTAGCTGAATCTACTTGTTTCTGCTTAACAGATTCATCTTTGATAGCTTTCTCGATTTCATCGCCTGCCTCTTGGTCTGTGATAGTGAATGACACAAATTCCAAGTTATCTGCTGCGAACCGTTCTTTTAGCTTCTGGTCAATCTTGCCATAAACTTCTGTACGCTTAGAGCCTAGTACTTCGTAAATATCATACTCCCCAGTTACGGATTCAATGGCCCGTTGCACAGCTGGAGCGACAACGCTGTTACTCACGTTTTCTAGGTCTGTGTAATTAGTAAACACAGTCATAGCTTCTGCCTTGTTGACCTTGTACTTGACGTCAATATTGGTATTTAACCACTGACCATCTTTCGTCTGTGTCGTGATAGCTTCCATGGTCTTTGTCTGAACGGATGTCGGCAATTTATACACCTTATCAGCAAATGGAACTTTCAGATGGTAGCCTGTCTGTAAAGTTTTTTCTTGTACTCCACTGAAAGCAGAGACTTTCACGCCTACGGTATTTGCTGGAATTTTGACAACTGCGGTCAATCTAAAAAATACTGCAAAAATAATAAGTCCAATAATTGTAGCGCCTGCTGCTACCTGACGTTTTGTTACTTGAAATTCATTTTCATACATAATTTTATTCCTCCGTTTATTATTTACTTTTCCATTTTCTCGTATTAGCCCTTTTCTTGGCTGTTTCTCTAGCCATTTCATCCCAGACATAGTCGGCATTTTCAAGCATGAGGTCCACACATTTGTCTTTTAGGGTCTCGATGATAGCCTGGTCCTCTTCCTTTTCACGGTAGCAAGCCGCCAACTCTTTTTTCAGCTCAGCGATTTCTTCATCGTATCGATCCTTTTCAGTGATCACATGCGGACTATTGAATGTGATTGTTTCTACTGGACATCCTAACAAGGATTGTAAAACCATTTCAACGTTGTCAATAATCACTGGTTCATCCGAATATTTACGACCATCTGGAAATCTAAATCGTGTATCTGAGACAGATAGCGGAAAAGGAATAGTATAGCCAAGCTGTTTTGCAAACCTAAAAGTATCATCAGCTATCCTACGGTTAGCACAAACAATATAATGTCTTGTCGCATGACTTTCCAAAATAGCCATTGTAGTTTTTCCGAGGCAACGCCCGAATCCAATAAGTTTAGTCAATAGTTCTATCCTCCCACTCAATCCAATCATGTATGATTTTTCCTGTAAATCTATTTCTTAGCTTATATACTTTCGCAATCATTTCTTCACTTCTAAAAATTCTTTCCTCCTCTACTTCGTACGGCGAAAGAGTGTATGGGTAACGTTTAGGTCTCATCATCCAACACCTCCATGTCAAATCCACTATCAATAAATCTAAAGGTCAATTCTGGATTGATTCCATTGCCTAATTTATGATAAATCAAAGACATATCTTCATCTGAAAAAAGCGTACCTAAATAATAATTGAAAGTTTTTTTGATAACTTCCCTAAATATGTTATTCCTTTTCTGACTACGAAACGGTTGTCCTTTTGCTATCGTCCTACTGCACCACATCAATAATTTTGCGATGATGTCTCTTCGTGACTGTACCCCGTCCAAGCTAAAATACGTGTTTGTCTTTGGGATCAGTATCACTTCCATGTTCGCATTTATAAATGACCTTGGAAATAAGCCGAGCAGTTCTTTTAGTTCATTCATTAGTTCAGTATTCATTTCTCCTCCTAGCATTCGTAATTGTAGGCAAAATATAGATTTTCGCCTATCGGATAGTAATAGACACCGTGGTAATCATCTTCAGAATAACCACAAGATTGATCGCAGTATTCTCCGTCAAATTGCTCATCTCCGTAAGCACTGTGACAAATAATAAAACAACTCCGTAAGATACTATCAGATTCAATATTGATTAAAAAATCATTGATTCTCTTGTATTTACGAACACAATTTTCCACGAGCTTTTTCGGATAATGACCTTCGTCCACAATCATTTTTGTAACTTGACCATTATCAATTTTTCTATATCCAAATATGTCAGTTATCTCGCTGTCCAATTCCGTCCATCTTCTTGCCAAGCGAATGATCTGTTTTGGAATTTTATATGCTGCTTTTTGCTTTTTCTTTTTTATCCGTTTGTTCATCGTATCCTCCCTAAAACGGCAATCCGTCATCATCAATATCCATCGGCTGACCACTGAGTCCTGGTGGCATCTGCTCTTCGATGCTTGAATAATTTGCCGTATTATCACGTTTTTCAAGCACTTGGAAACTCTCAGCAACTACCTCTGTCACATAGACACGTTGCCCTTGCTGGTTATCATAGCTTCTGGTCTGGATTCGTCCAGTAATGCCAATCAAGTGACCTTTCTTGGTCCAATTAGCCAGATTTTCGGCCTGCTGACGCCACATCACACAATTGATAAAGTCAGCTTCCCGCTCCCCTGTCGATTGATTTTTAAAATTGCGGTTAACCGCCAAAGTAAAAGTCGCAACGGCTTGATTAGACGGTGTATAACGTAGCTCTACGTCCCTCGTCAATCTACCGACCAATACAACATTGTTGATCATACAAATCTCCTATAAAATTTTTATTGCCATACCCCTTCAATTTCCAGACGATTGTCTGATAAAAAATTAAACTCAAGGCCAATTTGACAATCCGACGAAAGACGAACCAACCCAGTTTCCAAACCCACTAATTCATGCAAAACTGGATACACGTTTGTTATCGTTAAAACAACTTCTTTGTCCTCGTCGTACATCTGCAATTCTTTGATTAGTTCTTTAACGGTCATTCCAACTCCTCCAACGCTACCCATCTGAATTGTGGGTATTTCTGCGCTTCTTCTTGGGTGCATTTGTAAGCCACTTTTACCACTTCCTCTAAAATGTCCGTTTCATTGACAGTAAAACTTGTTGTCTCATTTTTTTTGAGATAGATTTTCTACCAGTCATCACTCCACCTCCGCAGGTTTAGCCCATTTTAATGCCCAGTCAAAACCGGCATATTCTATCGATTCTTTGGTAAATTTTCCAGGCAAGTGTTTGTTACCATCTACTAATTTAATGGCATGATTGATGCATGCTAATATCAATGTTCCGCCATTATTCGGTATCTCGACCGTATACAACTGCTCCTGCTCGACTTCCACAGCATCTGGACCGTTTACGATAAGCGTTGCGAGCGCCAGTTCGCGTTGTCGGTTGGTAGCTAAATCATTATCATGCAGCCATGTTGCCAATTCGTCCAAACGTGGAAATTCTTCTCTAGCCGAATCACTATAAAAGTCACTCAGCAACTCACCTAACGAATAGTAGCAATCTTTGTATGTGTAATAATACTCAACTGCAACTTGTGGCACCACAACCTTCTGCGGTTCGTGGATTTGGTCAATTAGCTCAAAAGTGTTATCCAAAAAACTTCTGACATCTGCATATAATGCTTCTGCTTGTTTTTCAAGTTCCTGCTTATTCATCTGTTTCCTCCAATCTTTTGGTTGAAAAAGTAATTGATACGTTTGCTTGATATACAAAATCATGTCCACATTCATCACAATCAGTTGTGTGTTCTGCTTCGTCCATAAACAAATGATTTTCATCCACATCAAACGAATCGTATCTAGTGCCACACCAAGGACAAACGATATCATCCTCACATTCAGTTTCTACTACTTCGTCAGAAAGGATGCTATCTGTGAGTTGTTTCGCATCCTCCTCTTCCGTACACGAGAAACAAAATTTTGATAGAAACCACTTACTTCTCGATTTACATTTGATACACATTTCTTCTGTCATGTTAATCTCCTTGCTATCGCTTCGATCACATTAACCGTGACCGAGTTGCCAGCTTGCTTGTATAACTGGCTATTACTATTTACTGCTCGGGCTTTGTCGAACGCCCAATCTGGGAAACCTTGCAACCTCCAACACTCGCGAGGTGTCAGTTTGCGGATGCGGACGCCATTAAAAATACCGAAGGTTCCTGCAGAGGTGCTACCACTGTGCCCACTAGCTGTGAGAGTTCCGACAATATCTTTCTTGTTGTTATTATGCAGGTCGTAAACAACAACTCCCTGAGCTCCCTCGGTCAAAACAGTGTTAGCTACCGCCTTCCCTACTCGACCTCTGCTAGTCGTGGAATTTGGAAATGCGAGGTTAATCGAATCGCCAACGTTTGCTTCTACATAGCCACTGCTGACAGCTTCTCTTATTTTAAGTACGTTATTCTCCTGCCAGCTATTGCTAGTTAATGTAGGCGCTGTATCGTGTTCTCCACC